GCAAAGTTCAGAAAATAAACTTAATAAATTTGAACCCCTTTACTAATTTTCTGTAGTATATAGCTAAGATTTTTTATTGCCTTGAATTTTAAATTTTTTATGTGTGAAAACTTACTCTTTTGGCTTCTCTTTCACATCATATTTATTCTTGTTTGTACGTGCAATTTCAAGTTGTTTGTTTGCAATATCTCTTTCTGTAGCAAGCTTCTCTCTATCAATATCCAGTTTACTCTTAGACATTGAATTCTTTACAGCAGCCTGCTCCTTTTTAAAGTTGATATCTTCTCTATACCGGGCATCTTCTTTCATTTGCTTCATAGCATCCTGATAATCACTTATCTGGTTTTGGTTAATATCAACTGTAGCACCATAACCGGCTGCTCTTATCTCAGCAATATCAAGATTAGCCTGACGGTCTTTCTCATTCTCAGCTGCTTCAAACTCAAGTTTCATTCTTTGTTCTTCAGCTTTTGCTGCCAAAGCTTCTTGCTGCATTTGCTGTTGTTGAGCCATTTCCTGTTCTCTCATCATGTTCTGCTTATCCTCAGCACCTTTCAAGATACCAGTAACTTCAGCAATAGATTCAGCTTTAATGATGTTACCAAGATCAAAGATTGAAGCACCGCTAGTATTATTAGTCATTGCAAGTTGTTTAAGCTGATCAAGAATAGCTTTATGGTTAGTCTTGGTAGTAGCAAATACATTAAAGTCTCTGAGTAAAAGATCAGTACCATTAAGTACAAAGTTTACCTTCTCTGCTTCAGTTGTAATATAACTAAGTCTCAAACTAGGTTTATTACTATAATAGAACTGAGCCAGATCTGTTCTCATCTGATGAACTCTTGGCATTAGTTGATCTGAGTGCTGAGTAAAGTAAATTTCAGTTTGAGCATAAGATTGATTCAAAGCTTGGGTTACACCAGTAGCTGTTTGCTGTGCAATAGGAGCACCAAGTCTCTGAGGATTCACACCAATAGCTTCAAATGCTTGTCCTTTAAAATAATTAGCAAGCTGAATCCTAGTCATCAATCTGTTTGTCTGTTCCAGATTAAGAGTCTGATAGTGTTGGAAGTTTGTAGCATTTTCTGTGTTTGTAATACTTGTATCCAAAGGAAGCATCTGAAAGTCTTTCATAGCAACATATGCTCTAGCATAGTTTGCTTTACCCCAGTCTTCACCCATTGAGTGTCTTGGAAGAGCATTCTGGTCAAACACAATTACAGTACCCAATTCATCTATAAGAATATCAGCTATCTGATTATTTACTAAATTATAACCAACCTGATAAGCTTTCATCAGATCCACAAGTGATGTAGATCTTGTGTTTCTATCTGAAAATACACGGCCTTCAATTGGAAGTTTACATCCATATAAAGTTTTATCACCTTTGAACTGGAATGGTACACGGCCAGGTTTGCTTCTATTAACACCTAAGTATATAGGATTAATATTATTAGACATGTTAGATCTCCAGAATGCAGGTAAGTTTGGTCCAATCTTAACTCCACCCCATACTTCATTAATCCAGATCCAGTCAATATGTTCACCTAGAATCAAATTCTCTTTGTTCTTATTCTTGAATACAGAAGTATCATATAAAGGCTTTTCAGTAATCTTATATGTTTCATCAATAATCTCCTGAATAATCTCTCCATCTTCTTTAATTCTTATAAGATGACCTACCTTACGTTGTGTCTTCCAATAAACTGTAGTAACACGCATAAGTGAACCTTGCTGCCAGTTCTGAAAATCTTCACTTTCACCAAGAATAGATGTTACAATATCACCACCAAACTCAGGAGCTGTATCCCAATTACTTACAAATTGTCTATAAGCTAGGCCAGGCATATTAGTATTCCATTCATGTGATCTGCTAGGATCATAATAGGTGCCATCATTTTGATAGCCAGATACCTGATAAATAGCTGATCTTGCGGGATAAATATTCTGTAAAGACTCAAGTTGTTCTTTACTCATTAGATAACCATACTTGTCTATTACATCAGATACAGTAAGCATATCAATCTTACCGGCATAGTTAGACTCAGATATGTATCTTGCATCAGGAGATTTTTGATAGAATGTAAGAACAGGATTCCAAAGCTCTACTTCATAATCATCCTCCAACATTCTAAAATGCCAGAACTCACGGTCAGTAATAAGCATATCACGGAATCCTCTTTCTTCAAGTTCCTGCATTTTGAATCTTTCTTCATCCACATTGTAAACATGTGTGGCCCATTCTTCTACTAGTGATCTATAGTCTTTTCTAAAGAAGTCTTCAATCTCAGGAAGAGACTTAAGATTTTCTGGAGCCAATTGTTGTTGTACTTCAGGGCTGCTTGGATCAGCACCCATCTCAATCATTTTCTGAATGAGTTTCTGTTCAGCATCAGCAAGAAGGTTTTGCTCTACTTCTGTTCTTTTCTGTTCCAACATCTCATTATATGAGAGATCATCAACAGCTCTGAATTGAACTTTATTGAATCTCTTGGAGAACTCACCACATAATACATTAACTACATTGGGAATGATAGGATAAAACTTAAGTTCAAGAGCAGAGTTATCTTCTCTTGTAAGTATATCCATCAAATCCCTGTATTCATTATCTTCTTCAATTATATAGTCTGTCTTATCAATAATACCTTTAGCAAGTTTGTAGTTTTTTAATAGCTTACGGGCATTCTTTCTTAAGAAGTACATTCCTTGCAACTCAAGCCAGTCCAAATTCCATGCAGACCAATCATCATTTTTATCTTTTGCTGGAAGGAACTGTACAGGCTGTGTAAGACTGGCAGTAGTTGGATATCCACTCTGTGCCTTAGCACCAGCCTTTAGTTGCATTGCGTTATATACTTGCATGTTTATTTAAAATTTTTAAAACCAGATCTCTTTATTTTACTAGTTGTGTTTCTTCCACTCCTCTCTAAATTTTTAAAGGGGGAATACTTAAATTTATACAAATTTTCTGATTTATCCAAGGAATTATTTGGATTAGACTCAGTTCTTTTCAAATATCCACGGTTTGATTGCTGCACTTTAGCAAATGCTATAAGGGCAGAGAATGCCACCAATCTATCCACGTTTAACCCAGGATAATAAGCCAACATTTCTTTAAGAAGCATTTGATCAGGTATTCTTTCTACACCATTTGTGTATCTAACAATATCTCCATTCTCATCTGTCTCCTCATCTATTTTTTCTTTTAGAAATTCAATAGCATATGATATGAGATGTGTCTTGAATAATGTACCTGTATTTTTCCAGCCGTATTCCTGATACACATTGGTGTTAGAACCTAAGTCTTTTAGGAATAATATCTGGGTTTTTGGTACCAAATACTTTTGATTCCTCTTAGATATCATGTACTGTATAAATAGTGACACGTTATTTTCCACAATAGTCCAGGCATTGTACCATTCTATTATCATAGAAAGTAAATCATGGGTTTCATTGATATCATCATACCGGCCACACCATGATGCCACAATTTTATCTGTCTCAATAAATGTTTCAAGACCATTTATTGTCTCTCTTCTTATCTCAACAGGGTTCTTATAGACAAATATACTACATAGAGAGTCAGATGTGGTAGTCTTGCCCTCACCAACTGGGTCAATGGATGCATAATACATTCCAAAACCTGGATCTTTCACGGGTCTTTCCCAAACCACTATACAACCAGACTTATCAGTCATCTTCTTATCAATGGGAAATGAAGAGATAGGTAATTTGTTGGTTCTTGATGGTACTATCTCTCCATTTATCCTAGTAAGTTCAATGTGCTCATAAGAATATTCTTTCTCTTCTATCCTTTTGAGTTGTCTTGAAATAAGTCCTTGAGGAAAGATTGATGCTTTCCTATAAGCAAATGCCTCTTGAATGTTGGTTGGTTTCTGAGAAATTCTCAGCTGGTATTGCTCTGCACTTAATTCTTCCTTCCAAACCTTTCTCTCTGTAGTTATTGCTTCTAATGCTTCTTCTATAAGTGAATTACCATAGTCATCAATAAATGGTGGCATTGACCATTGCTCCGGAATAAACAATCCGGCCAGGCCAATGGTACCATCAGCATCAATTAGGTTTGTCTCAACAGCATATATATCATTTGCTGTTGGGTTAAGTACCATATCCTTTAATGGTTCACATTGTTCAAGGTCACCCACAGATCCGGCAGCTATAAACATACCAGTAGTCATCATACCAGATGACATGGCTGGACGCAAGTATTCATAGGTCTCAGTCATCTTAGGTGCAATACCAGCTTCTTCATGAAAGAAGTATGTACATGGACCACCTACACCGGGTGTTGGACTCTTTTCAAATGATGCTCCTTGTATCTTAGAGTGTAGACCTTTACTTGTCTTTCTGTTTCCGGATGTTCTTACCTCAATCTTCTGTTCCCATAGCAAAACCTTTTCAGGGTTTGATGGTCTATACCAGGCAGTATGTTCATTTAAGAAACTCTTGTATTCATCCAAGAACTTCCATGAACCCTTGTCATTTATGTAGTCTTTAAGACTTGCACCCACCTTACATATAGAACCCTCTTCAAACCAGTATTGGTTTATGATCTTACCCATGTGAAAGTAAGAACTTGCTATCTGACGTTTCTTTAGAATAGCAGAGTGTTTGTAGTTTAG